TATCGAGATGATTCAGAATTCAAAGAACGTGCGGACGCTATTAATGAATTGCAGATTGATATTGCTGAGGCCTCTCTTCTGAAAAAAATACAGAAGGGGGACACTACGGCTATCATCTTTTATCTGAAAACCAAAGGCAAGAGCAGAGGATATACAGAACGTAAAGAGATTGTTGCCCCGGACGGAGTCGGGGTACAGGTAACAAGCAAAGATTTTGATGTGTCGAAGTTGTCAGAGGAAGAAAGAAAGTTATTGTTGAGTATTGCGGAGAAACAGGATAAATCAGCGAAAGAGTGAGTTTAGCGGAAACAGAAATATTGAAAATGGCAAGAGCGGTCCAGTCTGACGAGTGTAGAAAGTCATTTTTCTACTTCGTTAAAACTTTCTGGGACGTGATAATACCGGAAACTCCGGTATTCAATTGGCATATTGAATATTTGTGTGAGGAATTGCAGAGGTTATCCGGCTACATAGTTCGACGGGAGAAAAAACCGTATGACATCATCATTAACATTCCTCCTGGTTCAACGAAGTCTACTATCGTAACTATCATGTGGCACGCATGGCTTTGGACGCAAGATGCAAGATTGAGAGTTATTTCAAATTCTTACTCTGGTGATTTGTCTTTGGAACATGCTTCGAAGTCGAAGGATATCATCACTTCCGATCTGTACCGCACTCTGTTTCCAGAGGTTATAATTAGGCACGATAAATCCGGCAAAGGTAGTTACGAAAACACGAAAGGAGGCGCCAGATATTCAACTTCAACCGGTGGTACGATTACAGGTAAACACGCGCATGTAATTATCAACGATGACCCTGTTAATCCAAAGCAGGCAGAATCTCCGGCTATGAGATTGCAAGCAAATGAGCATACAAAGACGCTTTCCTCTCGTAAGGTTGATAAAAAGAATACTCCAATGGTAACTATCATGCAACGTCTGCATGATGATGATGTGACCGGCTACCTGCTGAAAAAGAAAAAGGATAAGATTCGGCATATATGCCTGCCGGCAGAAGTTTCCGATCGTGTTAATCCTCCGGAACTGAAAGAACGGTATGTCGATGGACTGTTGGATCCTGTACGTATTGACCGTGAAGTTATAGACGAGGCAAAGGTAGACCTTGGCAGTCGTGGATATGCCGGACAGTATGAACAGGCTCCAAGTGTCGAAGGTGGTAATATCGTTAAGGCAAGTTGGTTCGGGCATATACCAATGTCGCAGTTCCTTGCTGTTCGTGGTGGTGCTCCGATACATTTCTTCCTTGATACAGCTTACGACGAGAAAAAGGCTAAGACCGATAATGACCCTTCCGGAATCCTTGCCGCATGTCGAATACAGAACAACTTATACTTGTTCCATGCGCAGAAGGTCTGGAAGGAATTCCCGGAGCTGATGCGGTTTATTCCGGACTATGTGCGGGCACATGGGTACGATAGTCGCAGTACGATACGAATAGAACCGAAAGCGAATGGTATAACGGTCATTCAAGCAGTTAAGAAGTACACGAGACTGAATGTAACCAGGACACCTGCACCGACAGACAGTAAAGAAGTTCGGTTGCATGGTGTCTCTCCTAAGATTGAGTGTGGTCGTGTGATATTGGTTGAGGGTGATTGGAATGAAGAGTTTACAGATGAGGTAAGCCAGTTTCCTGCAAAGACGCATGATGAGTATGTAGATATTTTGGTTTATGCAATCAATTATCTTTTAGATGATGATTATACGGAATTATCAGAAGAGGATGAAGAAGATATATTAAGTGCTTTAGGTGGTTAATTTTTTAATATTGTAATTATGGGATTGTTTGATTGGATTGTTAATGGTGTGAATGCGGCAATTGGTCGCAATCAAGAGTTTGAGCAGTTGTTGAAAGCTAAGGACGTTAATCGTGCTTTATCTCAAATGACGGATAACTCTGCGAAAGTTGAGGCTGCTTTAAAGGTTTATGATACGCAGCGGCATGAGGTAATGAGTAGGCCTAATAAGGCTGTGTTTGGAAAGAAAGACCCGAAGACAGGGAAACGAAAATTTCTTCGGTGGGAAGAGAAGTGGAAAATTCCTATTCCTTATCCGGTTTTTATCAATGAAATAGCCCTTGTTTTCCTGTATGGTCGTCCTCTGAAATGGACGCAATCGTCTAAGGGAACGGACCGGGCCTTTTCTCGCTACATAGATTTGATTAAAAGTACCAGATTCAATGCGAAGATTCGCGAAGCTAAGCGACTTGCGGGAGCCGAAGGACAAAGTGCTTTGCTTTTTCATACGTACCGGAATGATGAAGGTAAACCGGACTGTTT